CAATCACTATTCATACATACTGTTAATAGTATATGCCAAATGAATTCCATTAAACTTCTCCTCTATCTATGATTCTATTAAGGCTAAATTTGTTCATGACGTGAACATTACTTCCCTTAATGCGTAATGGTGTGTATTCTCCGAGATGGTTCTCCTTTTCAAGAAGAAATAAAAAGTTATCTTCGTTAAGTTCCCATAAGATATCTCTATCTGCTGTGTAATATTTTGTACCTGGTAACTTATTTGCAAAGTCTCCTTTTTGATATCCGTTCATAATGTGTATTGCTATGCTAAACAAATGGTCATTACGAAACAATCCTCTGTTTACTTGAAATATACTGTTATAGTGGCCCCAGTTTTCTTGTATGTGTTGTGTAAGTTCAAAGAATATCTTGTTTTCCTCAGACTTTCTAAAGAATATAACAGTTGCCCAATAAAAGTCTATGCTTGTATCACTAATTTTTTCAAACTCAGCTGTGTCTCTCCATGCAGTTAAGTCTTTTGCATTTTTAAAAATTAAAAAATTATGATCTGATTCAAAACAATTCTTAAATAAACTGTTTGCTATAATATAATCACTGTCTAATAACAATGTTTCATCATATGGTGTTAGTTCATATGACTGTGTACGTAAGTCGTTCTTAAATTGTAAGTGCTTTGCTACTCCCGACCCGTCAAAATATCTTTTAGTAGTCGAATTGTTTGTGAAAGGGACTTCAATGACTTGATCAAAAACTGTTTCATAATCTTTATACGTTTCCTTAAGGTAATCTACACTATCCGTAACTATGCTAGTTGGTATATCTAAATATTTTCTTATTCTTTTTGCTGAATAGTGAGCTTGTTTTATATAATCAATCTGTGCGTTATTACGAGCAAAGATTAATGCACCTTTACTTATCTTCGTCATAGTCTACCAACCCAGAAACTTTTCTTTTAGTTCTAATTTTTTCATACTCTGTGTGATATTCATTTGAAGATTGAAAGTAGACATCCATGATGTCATCAAAGAATACGTTAAGATCAGGTATTCTCACAGGTACATCATTATCGTCAATGATAGGGATATTTGTTGTGTCGCCTTTTTCACATAACAATCCTACAAAAGACAACAATTCTTTTGTTACAGAAAATTGTCCACCATTATAATAGTAAATTCTGTTTTCAAAAAACTTTTCTTTCAGCACTCTTTTTTGGTTATTTAGAGTAACCATATAATTAGAGAAGTCTAATGCTTTTTTTAATCGTTCGTCCATAATAGTAATCCGTAGTTGTATACTATTTAGACAAAAATTAAGTGGACTATGTTAAGTTTGAACCAGCGTCTGTGCTGTGTGTTGGTGTTGGAACCTCAACATACGTACCTGTAGCACGTAATTGAGTAATTGTACTGTTCAAAGTACCTAATACGTTTTCATCATAGTTTGGATTACCAGTGTTTGCGTCATTCCATTCAGCTTGAAACTGAACTTGAGTGGTTCCAACTAGTTTAGCTTTCAATGTATAGTTGTTGGCCGCATATAATCCTGTACCATTTTTTGTAAAAAGTGTTTGGAAAGCAGTTGTAAGATCATGAAATCCAACTGTTGAACCTGATCCAGACCCTGTTGAACTTGTTGAAGTGTATCCCATCTTCACAGTTCCCATATTTACAAGCATACCCATCCAGTCAATAGTTTTTGCACTAGAGCCTAAGTATGTAATATTACTTGCAAAACGTATTTCACCACCTGCGTTGAAGAACTGTCTTCTATGATCTGCTGAACTAAAAGTTACATTAAGCAAATGTATAAGTGTTCCGTTCCAACTAGATGTGTAAGTTGCAGAAGTTGTTGCCTCTGCTGTACCTTGTGAGCTGTGTATTTGAAACTTTTCGTTCTCTAAGGTAGTTGTTAAGTTTTCAAACTGTGCAACACCCTTCTTATTAATAGTGTCGCTGTCTAAAATAGTATCTGTTGAACTAATAATTGCTATTTCACTTGGTGCTGTACCTGTTTGGTGTACTCTTCCGTTAGCAATATCTGTGTAAAGTGTTGACATATCAGTTGCATTAATTGTAGCTGTAGAGGCAACCTGATTAGAATTAAGTGTTTGGCCATAACCGTCATCACCTGATCCTGTTCCTAATATAGTCGCCACCCTTGATTGCAAGTTGTTATACCTTGCCGCTGTAATAATATCACCGATTGCCATTTAATTATACCTTTAAAAATACTTCTACTAACTTCTCACCATCTTCATCATTGTTTTCTAATGCAATACCAATCATTGTACCATGTCTAGAATCTTGATTACCCATTCCGTCCATAGCTGTGTAAATTGGCTCACCTTTAACAATTAATCCTGTACATCTTACTGGTACTCTACCTTTAAGTGCTACTGCTTGTCCGTCAGCTTCTGCGTTCATTAAGTAAGCTGGTTTGTCAGATATAACACCGCATGGTATTTCACTTTCGCCACAAGCCTCCATCTCAGCATCTATTGACTCTTGCATATCAGCTTTTACTATTGTCATAATAGTTCCTACTGGATATTCTTCAAGAGTTGTATATTTCTCTGCCAAGTCAGCATATTGAGCCTGTGTAGCTGTACCTGTAAACAAGTTTGCTACCAAGTTACCTGATCCATCTCTAACTGCTACTGTATTATTAGTTGCCGCAGTTGAGGCTGAACGATAATTAGCACCAACGGCCAATGTTGAAGCCTGTGTTGCCAATCCACTAAATGAAGTTGCGTAAACTGTTGCAAATTTAGTACCAGACTTACCTAAGTTGAATGTATTGTCTGTACCTGGGTGCATACCAGTTGATTCAATCTGTAAAGGTTGTGTAACTGTACCTACTGAATCGTCAACTTTAATTTTAATTACTGTACCTACGTCATTTTGTATAACGCCTTGGTTATCATTTTCAACGTAAATTTTAAGATCGTTGGAATCACCAATTGAAATACCAGCATCTGCAAAGTTAACTAGTGAAGTAAATGATCCTGAACCTGCTAATGCAAAGTCTGAAGCACTATATCCACCAAGTTTTAATGAGTTACTAGCTGTACCCCAATAGTAATCTGTTGAACTTGTAACACCGCCTGTTGCGTTTTGTGTGTTTCTTAGGGTTAATCCTTTTTTAACAACGTCAAATCCTGTAACTGCGTTTGTAGGGTCTGTAGAATCAATAGTAAATGAAACAGCACTAATCATATAAATGACTTCATCATTAACAATGGCTTGAATGACTAGTCTATTTGTGCTAGTTGTGTCTCTAATTGTTACAGTTTTCATCTGTGTTACAGTAGTACCTGAACCTTGTGGTCCAACTAACACGTAACCAGTTCCGTTGTATGCGTATAATTGTTCGTTTGTGCTATCCCACCATAAATCACCAGTTGCTAAACCAGCCGGTTGTGTTGCACTTACTTCTGCACCACCAGTTGTTCTAAATTTAGAACCATCATAAAACTTTAATTTAGATGCTGTAGCATCAAACCAAATTTGCCCTGAAATTGCTTTAGGTGGTTGTGAAGTTCCGCTAAAATTCTCTAGCAGATGTAAGAAATTCTCATTTTGTATTTCACCGTATCCTGCGTAGTTCTTACCTACGAGTTTGATATCGGTAGTTTGGTCAACAGTTCCGTCTTCGACTGTTGTCAAAGTAACGCCACTGTATCTATCTATAGTATATGCCATTGTTATAAACCCCTATGTTACTATTTATCTTTTACCATAGTCCGCCACTGCTACCTAGATCAGTGTCAAACACCCAAGATCCTGCTTGTACCTTGAATCTTTTTAAGCCTCTAGCCACTGAAGCATTAACAGTACCTGAAGCATTACTAAACGCAATATCCTGTAAAACACTCTCGTTTTGTACACCGTTTGAGTCTACAGCTATAAAAGATTTACTTGCAACTGAGTTAACATCAATTCCACTAACTGTTGCTCCAGTTAGTGAGCTTGTAGGAACATAAGCATATGATCCTGTCTTTTTAGTTGTTGCTGGATAAATGTCCTCAATAATTGTAGCAATATTGGCATTACTTAATCCTGTAATATCCAATGGTACAATTACTGGTTCATTATCTAGTGAATCATCTACATAAAATTTAGTAGCCGCATCAGTATTAGTTGTAGGTTCAGCTAATCCTGTGATCTTTTGATTATTAGTGATGCTTATTGCACCATCACTTGTAATTTGTAATCCGCTACCTGATGTAGATATTGCATAGTTATTAATTGTAATATTATCAACTGCAAGTGTAGATAGTGTACCTACCTGTGTAAGGCCTAAGGCGCTTGTTACAGTTGAGCCTAATGCAGTTTCATTTAATACTTCGTTTCCGTTAACTTTGTAACCTTTAGTTGCCGCCAGGTCGATGTTTTCGCTTGATGTCCAAGCCTGCTCTGCATTACGCCATATAAATTCTTTATCTAAGTCTGAAGATTTTAGAATAATACCACCGCCATCTACTGCGGCATTGTTACCTGTTGAACTATCTGATTGTATAGCAAGTTCAATGTTTTTATCTTCAACTCTTAAAACTGTTGTTTCTACTGCTAAACTTGTACCACCAATAATTAAATCACCGTCAATTTTAGCATCACCGCCAACGTGTAAAGTATATTGTGGAGCAGTTTTAAATAATCCTACATGAGATACATCTGTATCAACTACAATAGCGTCAACGTATCCTGTTGGTTTTCTTACTCTTACTTTCCAGTCATGGTTGGATAGTTGGTTTTCACTTACAAACGAAGTACCAACAATTTTCATAATATTGTTTTGTGCAGGACCTACTGTAAGTCCGCCACTGTTACTAATTGTTAATGCACCTGTTGTTGTTCCTGATGCATCAGCTGGTAAAAACTGTGCCGCAGATTTTTCAACTCCTTGTGCGTTAATTAAGTTTAGTGCCGCATTTGATACACCTCTAAATACTGTTCCTGTTGAAGTTGCATCAATTGGGGTAAATCCTTTTTTAATTGGTCCTGTTAATCCTGCAACCGTATAACCGATAGCTGGTGTAAATTCTTCGTTTGACCAAACACCATTAAGTGCTCCGCCAATAAACAATTTAGCAATTACCTTACTATTGTTTTGTGTATCTAATGCTGTAAAGGTTTCAAATCCTGTTTTACCTTGTTGTGCAGAATATATAGGTCCAGCTAATTCTAAATCTGTACCATCATAAAAATATAGTTGATTTTTTAAACTATCTAACCAAAGGTCTCCACTTACAAGTGTTGCTGGTTGTGATGTAGCAACAATGGGTCCACCACTTTCTCTAAATGATGTTCCATCATAAACTTTAATTCTGCCTTGTGTTTTATCATACCATAACTGTCCAACTAATGGAACAGTTGGTGCAGATGTAGAAGCAAAATTTTCTAACATCTTAATTTGGTTTTCGTTTAGTGTTTCACCAAATCCGCTGTAATTTTTTCCTATAAGACCAATGCTTGTAGTTGTTGTATCTAATTGACCGTCAACCAAATCAACGAGTAATGTTCCGTCAGTTTTGTTTAGTTTATAACTCATATCGCTGTATTCTCCCCGGCATAGATAATATAGTTAACAGTCATATATGGGTTCATAATATCTACTGCTACTCCCAATGCGTTGTTTGTTAATACACCACCTGAAGTAGGATATGCCTGGCCTGCTCCTGTACCTGTAGGAGCATCATATTGGATACCTTGTGCATCGTTTGGTACACCACTGATATCTCTTATAGCATAGTATTGGTCGCCACTTGGTCCTCTTAAATCGTGTTCGTGTTCTGGTAAGTTGTTTAATGCAATACTTTGATTCTGTTGTCCTTCAACTGCACCCATTGTATCTGCCGCCGCTGATGTAACAACGTTAGCTGATCCGCCACCCATGTTATCTTTACCTAGTGGGAATCTACCTCTTAGGTCTGGTAATGCAAATTTACCTGCCGCAACAAGCGACTGGTCTTTGAAGTTATAACCAATTACGTTAAACAAGTTTTGATATTCTGCAATAGTAACTTCCTGTCCATAACATAATACCCAATCTTGCGGAGCAGTATCTCCACCATATGGAGTAATCATTCCAATTGGTAATGTAGGAATAGATTTAAACAAGTTTGTTCTTGAAACTTTGTAAACACCTGTGTCGCCAGTTACTCTGTTAATTAAAACTTCATCTGTTGATACTGTGCTTGAAACTTCAGTTTTGTTTGCAATAAATGTATTTGAAATTGAAGTGTTAAAAGTTTTAGTACTTGCGTCTTGTCCATCAAATGTAAATGAAGGAGCAGTAACATCTCCTTGCATTTGGAAAGTTGTTGAACTAGCAAGTTTGTCTGTTGAACCTGAACGTCCTGAAACTGTTCCTGTAACGTTTCCTGTTAAGTTACCTATAAAATTCTGTGAGTAAACATTTAACCATTGTTCGTTAGCTGTACCTAAATTACGTGAAGTATTTGCATTTGGTACAATGTTTGCTGTAGTTGTAAGTCCTGCAAGACTTGTATCACTGCCTACAAATAATTTTTTTGCAATACCAACACCACCTTTAGTAATAATACTTCCTGTGGAAATTGTTGTTGCATCTGTAGTTCCTTCTACAAGTAATGCGTTTGATAATTGTATGTTTCCTGTTACGTCTAATGCTTGGTCTGGACTTAAATTATTAATACCAACTTTTGCAGTAGAGTCAATTCTCATTACAGTTGTTGCTGATCCATTGTTGTTTACTCTTACATCAATGTTAGAACCTGAAGTTTGGTGACTTATAATACCTGCTTGTCCTTCAACTCCCATTGTAAAGAAACTTGAAGCACCTACTGTAATACCACCGTTATTTTTTACAGTGATAGGAAATAAACTTTGTGAAGTACTATCATTACGCATAAAGTTTTGTGCTGGAATCTTTTCATTACCTATAACTAATGCTTCTGCCTTCTCCGCAGTACCGTAATATTTTCCTGCACCTGCACCGGTAATGTCTGCTGTACTTAAATTGAATCCTGGATTAATTGTTGTGAAACCTTGAATAGTTGTTTTAGGCGTAAATGCCGCTGTAGAATAAATTGCTAAAACTTTTGCACTTATCTCTACAACCAAACAAGTATAACTTACATTGTTTGTTCCAACTATTGCTTCTGGTTTGACTCCTGTTGAAAGTCCATCACTGAATGTAGGACCTACTAATACCCAACCTGAACCTGTGTACAAATATAATTGTTGGTTATCTGTGTCAACCCAAAGATCGCCTGTAACTGATTGTGCGGCTCCTGGAGCCGTTGTAGCTTTCTTTAATCCTGATGCACTAATCCAAGTAGTACCATCATATAATTTTAATTGATCAACACCTGCTGTATTATCATACCATAACTGTCCTTCAGTAGGATTGTTAGGTGCTGAACTGTTTGCAAAATTTTCTAATAGGTGTAAGAAGTTTTCAGCTATAGCAGTACCATAAGCAGTTGTATTTCTACCTGGAAGTGACAAAGACGTTTGTTGGTTGATAGTATTATCTTCAACCGTTATGCTACCTTTGTTAGCAACGTCTGTATGGTTTACTGTATAAGCCATCTATTACGCCTCGTTAAAACCAGTTAATGATTGTACTCTAACTGTATAATCAATCTGGATTAATCTGTTTAAACTTTTTTGTACTGGGTGGAATATTACGTGTGTTAATAATCTACCTGTACCACTTGTTGCATAACTTACAAGTCCTAGCTCGTCAAATACATATAAGCTATCTGAACTTGTTGCGTTATCTAATGCATCTTGCCCTGAAGGTTCACCGTAGTCTAATAAACAAGTTGCAATTATATCTGTGTAATTTGTACCACTAACATGACGAGTCTCAATCTTATTTCTTGTAGGATCTGTGTTGTTGATTGAATTATCATCAATTACTTTAGTGTATGTTTGGTTGTATAAACTAGCATTTGTGCCTGTACTATTAGGTGAAAGGTATGTAATTATACCAGTTGGGTCAACTGATGTTCCACCATTACCAAAATTCATGGAATATATCATTCCTTGTCCTTGGTTAGCTAAACTTTCTGCTAGTGAAATACTCATATTCTCATAATGGATAGCATTTCGCTTATCCACAAAGATTTCACCGCTTTCTGGGTTGTGTATCTTTATGTGTCCTTGCAAAAGAACTCCTGAATTATCTTTAAAATTGTCTGTCATGTTTATATCCTACAAGTGTATTTATTTAGGTAACGCCACCTCTTTGTTTCTTAAGAACCTTCCTATGTTATTTTCTTGCAATCTTAGTGGTGTTCCTGGATCAGTCCATCTTTTACCTATACGTCTAACCACCATTATCTTGGTGTTAATCGCTGGTGTGTTTGTTAGTGTTACTACTGGATTTACTCCATCAACACTAAATTCTGCCGGTAGTGTAATATCTCCCTCTGGACTGTCCAAATCATTGCTTGGATTGAAGGAACTTATCGCATTTTTGCGTAATCTACGTCCACCTACAAAAACTTCAAATTCATTTACATTTTTTGGAGTAAAGTCAACAGTTACAGCTCTAGTTGAACCATCTGCTGTAAATGTCTGTGTTCTCATCTCATCTCTATAAGGAACAGTCTGATATACACTCTGATCAATCACTTGTGATCCTGCTGTGTGTATTGTTTTAATACCTGTTCCTAATGTACCTCTGCGTAACTGCCTTAACGCACCATCTTCTTTTAGATAATATTCAATACGTTCTCCACCTATGAATATTATGCCTGGGATACCTTTATCTCTGTTTGGTAATGGTAAGCTATCAGCATTTGTTACAAATATCTTGGTATCATACCAATTTAAGTTCTGTGCTAGAGTGTATTCTACATCATCACCTAAACGTTTGAAGTGTGTTCTGTTTAACATATCTTTAAACTGTCTGTAACCAAACTTGCCAACTATTGTGCTGTTTGAGAAGTGTATCAATTCTATTACATCATTAGCATTAAGATCTACAACAACTCTAATAGTTTGTTTGTCATCTTGTAAGTAATAATCAACACTTGGAGTTAACAAGTCGCCGTTTACTACTAACCATACATACTCCGCATCTATGGCCGCTTTACGTAATTTTATAATACCATTTGTAAGTTGATGATACTCTGTATAATTTCCTGTACCAACTGTAATTGGGTTACGTGTAACTATATCTAAATTAATTCTTTCAATTTTTCTTACATCGTGATTAGTTAATTGATAAACTGTTACACTTTCATTATTAGCAGGAGCAGTATTTAGATAAACCTTATCTGGAGTTTCTACCCACAATCCGTTACCATCTAAGTAACCAAATGCGTATTCGCCATTATCAATTACGTATACATCTAGTACGTCACCGTCAACACCTACGTCAGCAAATAATTCTACTGAAGCATTAAACGTATTCCAGTTCCAACTAGTTGAAAGTGTAAGTTCTGTTCCATTCAAGAAAACTCTAACTTGGTTTGCACCTACACCAGCTTGAGTAATTTGATAATCTCTTAACTGGTATTCTCTTACTGCTGTTGTTACGTTAAACTGTTGATTGTAACCTGCGTTTAATATTTTATTTCCTACCTTAACAATTACATTATGTTCTAATGGTTTTTGATTCAAAGGTGTTTGTGCCAATGTAAATTCTTTATTATTTCCGTCACCTGTAAATGTATCTGTGCTAATCTGAGAGAACGACTTACTTGCACTATCAAAAATTGCATACTGTATTACTGTGTTGTTAGCAGGTGCTTGACCTAACTTGAATACACACATACCGCTTTGTGCATACGTTCCGTCAGTTTCTGCCATGTCAACGTTAGTTGTTTCACCGTCAACAGTTAAGAAGAAACTTAATGTTGATTTAAATTTAATACTTGTTACAAATTGTGCAGTTGATCCGTCACCTACAAATTGATCAACATCTAGTATTTTCTCACCGTTATTACTCATTGTAATAATGTGTACCTGTTGATTATTACCTGGTGCAGTTGTTAATTTTATTAATTTGTTTTGATAGTCAACTGTAAATTGATTGTCAGATAAAATAGTGCCATGTACTTTTATCCAGACATCTTTTTGACTCATTGGTACATGATTAATAGTAAAATCTTTATTAGAACCATCACCTAAATAGTTGTAACTATGCAATACACTTGAACCATCACCTGTTCTTTCATAAACCTTAATATCTAATGTATCTAAAACTTGTCCAGGAACAAGTTCTTCAGGACCTTTAGAAGTTAATGGAGTAACAAATCCGTCACCGTCAATAACAATTTCTTCAGCACTAATACCTTTGGCAGTAGCATAAGCCATGTCACCGCCTTGTACTAAAGTATCATATCCGTCTGGATCTGGAATAAATGATCCGTCACTTGTTGCTTTTCTAATTACAATAACATCATTTGCTACTGTAGGAACTTTTGTTTCATCTAGTTGTATTGTAGTTTGTCCTGCGCCTACAATACTTTCCATTACAGCATTAACATTTGTAGGAACACTTGATCCATCATATTGTGGATCATCTATTCTTATTCCGTTTTTATAAACATTGTATACTACACCATTCTCTAATGGTTTTGCAAGAGCAAATACATTTGTACTTCCGTCTAAGGTAAAGACTTCATCTTCGTATGTATTATCATAAGTGTCCCAAGTTGTTGTATAGTAAGGATCACTTGCCCAACCTGTACCTGCACCAAATGTGAAACTCTTAACTTCAATTCCACCGTAGTCTATGCCGTCCATTAACTGTGATACATCATTACCTAACATACCTGTTGTTGGGCTATAGAACAAGTTAATTCTATCCTGTGCCTGTAACATAGTAATAGCTTTAGAATACTTAACAACTATCACGGCATTATTTGCCGGAGGTTCGCTAAACATAATTTGACCTTTGTTTCTTGTATAGGTTTTATCTGTATATTCAACGTTGCTATAAGTATATTCACTTTGTAAAGATTCAACACCATCTACAGTAACTTCTACTTGAGTTTTTCTTACATCCATTGGCCATGTCAAATTAAATGTAGTTTGACTTCCTGTACCTGTAAAGTTTTCAGTTTGTGATAATGTAGTAATTAAAAATGTACCTGTTACCCTATCAAACTTAGATACATGATGTAAAGCCCTTACTTTGCTGTTACCTAGTTGTGCTGATACTACTGCCGCTACTGATCCTGTTGATTGTGTTCCGTCAATAGTTACTGTAGGAGCACTTAGGTATCCACTACCTGGATTTGTAACTGTAATAAATTTTATAGATCCTCCTGTACCAAGTGTAGCTGTAGCTGTTGCACCTGATCCTCCGCCACCTGCAAATTTAATTACTGGTACATCTAAGTAACCTGTACCTCCATTTTTAATGTTAATTCTTAATACTTCAAAGCCTACATTTTCAGCCCAATACTTATTAGGATAATCAGTAATATTTGCATCTTGACCATAAATTAAATCATCTTTAACTTTTAGGCTTGAAGGTACTATTCTACCATCTTCGCTACTGTAAGCTGGTGGTATATCAAAGTCTGTTACACCTGTTGAAGTTGGATCTGTTTTTGTGTAAGAACTTATGTATTCTCTAATTTTTGTTTTGTAAGGTTTAGCTTCATTAACAAAATCTTCATAACTAGGTAAACTATCATTTTGGAAGGTAATTTTTTGTGTTAAATCACCTGCATTGTGTTTAGCTTTTAAGAAAGAAGTTTTAAATGCCCAATCAACATTTGGTTGTTCAGAGAAAGCATATCGCAAACCTGCAAAGAATAATCTATTATATTCTACAGCAAGATCGTTTATAAAGATATCATCTCTTAATGCTGTTAAGATTTTTCTTAACTCTAATGTAGGTTGATCATCATAGAATGAAGTATCGTAACTTAATCCATCATATCCTATATTACTACTTGCAGGATCATACAATGCACTAGATAATTCTATCGTTCCATTTTCTCTACCAACAGTTTTATATTTTGTTGTATAGTCTGCACCGTTATCGCTAATTTTTTCTAATAGTAACCAACCGCCTGATCCTATTGTACTAATTTTTACAATATCACCTACTTCATCATCTAGTCCTTCTAACTCATATGAATAATCTACAAGGAAGTCTATGTCTGTAAATTCACTGTATCCTGTATCATACCAATCTATATAACTCCACCATTTAGTAGTGTCGAAACTAGAACTTGAAGTTCTTTCCCATAGTTTAGTTGTATTATTGTAGGCATATATTGCCCATTTGTTGCTAACAGTTTCATCAGCAGTTACAAGCACACTATATTTTCTTACTTCTAATGTTGTTGTGCTAGGATATCCTGAACCTGGATTTTTTACAGTTGCACTTGTAATAGTACCTGCTGTATTAATTGCAAGTATTATTTCTGCTCCACTTCCACTACCTATGTTTCCGAACTCGTATGTAGGAGTAGTTACATATCCTTTACCACCGTTTGTAATATCAACTCTCGTTAACTTACCATTTACAAACACAGGAGTAAGCATAGCTGGAATAACATTTGATACTCCAACAAATTGTAATTCTGCATTTGTAGTAACTGACTTGTCAAAAGTTTTGCTTAATAATGTTGGTATAGGATCTTTACTTAAGAAAGCAGTTAAGTCTAATTCATCAACAATTAAATTTGCTTTAAGTGTTCTGTTAGCTCTTTCTACAGTTTGTTTTAGAGCTTCAACACGGTTTTTAAACATACCTTGTCTTGGTCTATCTAGTATACCATATTTTTGTTTTTCACTTAATATTGTGTCTGGCACCGGTCTTTCATTGGTGTCAACACCAATCAAGCTGTCATACCATTTACGTTCTATATCTGCATTTGGTTTGCTTGTACCTAATCCTTCTGAAATTAATTGATATTGATTGTGTATATTAATTTGCTTATTATCAATTTTCCAATAACGGAAGTTAATAGCATTGTCTGGTCCATTTACAAGAGATTCACAGTTGTATAAACCAAACTTATCATTACTGTAAAGTGCAACAAATTTAATACCCATTGCCATTGGATCTTGGATTAATTGTGCTACGTCATAAGCAGAAGTTTTTCTCCATTCTAAATCTGGAATAACTTTTTTGTTTTTAACCCAATAGTAATATTTGTTGCTAAAGCCTTTCGATACTTCATCATAAACTTGTATCTGTACAAAAGTGTTTACATCTTTAGGTGTACCACTTATGCCTTTTGCAAGTCCTTCTTCTGTATCTGTTATTTCATTCCATTGTGTTGGAGTGAGTGTGCTTTCAACCCACTCATAAACATCAATAGTTGCACCAGTAAATAATTTATTCCAATTTGCTGTATTGTAAATTATGTTTCCTTGATATGGATTTACAAATTTCGCTGTGCTAATATCCCACCATAGTCTACCAACGTTTGCATCATTCCAATAGTTTTCTGGATCAATAACAGTAGTTGGTGTATTAGTTCCGTTAGTGTAAACAGCAGGATCATAATGTGTTTTGTAAGTTAATTCTTCTTCTGCCGCACCTGCAATTTTTCCTTGTATAGGATCAATATAATCTATTTGCTGTGCTATAGGATTAGATCCTATAGTGTATATAAACACACCTCTGAACTTACTCAAGTCAACTTGGTCAGTTGGTTGATGTAAAGTTTTCCAAGGTAGAACTCCTCTATCTCTCTTATAATCTAACAACGTACCTATAAAGTTATTATCAGTTACGGAAAGTTCTGGCATTGGAACATACACGTGGTTCTCATTAAACAATAAGTATTCGCCGAATCTTTCTACTGAAGCATTTTTGTAATTAAACTTCTCAGCATATAATAATTTGTTTTGTACTTTCTGATACAAGAACACCTGACCACTGTCTGTGTTTACACTTTCAAACTGTGTTAAGTTATTATCAAATGTAGTTGACAGTACATCAAATGTTGTGCTTGTTACAAGGTCTCCACCTTTAGAACTTACAATTAAATCATTGCCTTCAAAGTCTACTGCGGCCCCAAATCTTTCTGCTACGTCATTTTCAGGACTAAACAATGTTTGTGATTCACTGAACACACCATCAGTACTTGTATAAACAAATACCTTACCATTGTTATCTGCACGAGTATCGTCTTGTGGTGCACCAATGGCCAACATATCACCTGTGTCATTTAAACTTATTGCACTTCCGTATTTTATACCAACTGTTGGTGCTGGAATCATTTGTGAAAATTCATAGTGTCCGTTGTTTATTCTGTAAATTATAATCTTAGGATCACTGTTATTAAAGTCTGCCACAGTTGCAAGTACATCTCCGTATTTGCTTACTGAGAATGGGTGTGCGTATTGTATTAAGTTACCTTTGTCAAATGTACTATCATCACTTACAGTAAGTCCTGTATCGTTTGGTATGTAACCTATGTAATCAATATTGTTTGTTAACAATGTCCAGTACGTTGAAACAAATGCACCTGGTGTTAAATTAGTTTTTGCTTGATAGAAGCTACCTTGATATAAAACAATATCATCTGTGTAATAAGTTTGTGCAACATCATATTCACCTCTAAAGAATTGATTCTTGCTTCTACCCCATTCATAAACTGTACCATCTGTATCCGTACCATTATTAATAAAGTGTATTCTACCACTGTTACTAACTTGTAAATCTCCTGGCGCACTTACAAACAATCTATAAAAATCATTTGTAGTGTTTGCTTTTTGTAATTCTATTTGAGTACCTAAGTATCTGTTAGTTGCTCTCTGTGGATTAGTGTAACCATGCTGATAACTAAACAAGCCTGTACCCATTTTTTCATAAACAAAGTATACACCTTCATTAGTAAATGCACTAGCTGATCCTGTTGAATCTGTTTTAAGTGCAGAAACCTGTTTCCAATCTTTGTTAAGTGGATTAGGAAAGTTAGGAGTTCTTGCTATGCCATTTACAGTTCTATCATTATAAACGTGTATCTCAACTTCATTTCTAAATGCAGGTGTTGTTACAGGTAATTGTGTTGAATCTGTAAATCTAACAACAACTAATTTACCTGTTAAATTGCTAGACATATTTGCGTTGTCTAGTCTACCTGATAATCTATCTATTCCAGGACTTACACCATTTAGTATTGCTATGGTACTAGTTGCCGCGTGTAGGTTACCAAAGCTAAACGTACCGCTTCTGTTTTTAACATATAGTCTACAGTCTAATAACTGTTCCTGTACGTACATAACTTGGGCAGTTGCACCAGTCTGTTGGTCAATAATCATTTGTCCTGGTTGTGGAATAAATGGATTACCTTGGTTGTCAAAGTTTGTAAATGTAACATCAACAAAACCGTCCCATAGATCATAAACTTCATGTCCTAATGCTTGGTTGGTATATGAAGTAGGAAGTCCTAGTGTTGCAGGATCAAATACTGTTCCTAAACTATTTCTTACTTTGTTAATATACATCTTGAAGCTGTCGCCCATGTTTAAAGTATCTGTCCAAGCCTTAGGTGCTCTAAAGAACCAGTACGGACTTAGGTCTGGCATACCTTGTTTGTTGTAGAAACTTAAATGTCCTAATAAGCCACCTTTGGTTGGATCAGTAACTTGATTCAACGCATACACATCGTCCATTGTGTTGTAATATATTTCAGGTGATTTACTTTCTGACTGTGTAATAATATCCTGTACTACAAATTGTGGTGTTGTAACAGTTTTAGTTGTTGTGGTAAAACTTGGCAAGCCAGTTACTTTCCACCAGCCTCCAAATGATGCCGCAGAATTTAAAGGATTAACTGCAACATAAGTTCCCATATTTTGTGTGCCAAGTGTTGCACTACCGCTGTCAGCAAATTCACCATTCATATCTTTAATATAAATTGTTGCTTGGTTAACGTTTTCTACGTGAATATAATCTACTGTACCTATTGCAGTTGTTGTAGAAAGAATGTCACCAACGTTAGGTGTTCTTAATAAGTTGTCAAAATATAATATTGCATCTACCTTACTTGCAATGGTTTTACTTCCTTCAAATGCAGATACACCTGGACCGTTACTACCAAAAGGTAAAATACCATTTGGATAATTTTGTGAATACTGATCCCAATTTAAAACAATAGTGTCGCCGGCCGCTGTTGCTTCGTATTGAGTTAACGGAGCTCTAATCAACATATGATCAGTAGGAACGTTAAAGTTGTAATTTCCTCTTATAGCATAAACTACTTCTGGATATGTTGATCCGTTCCAACTTGCTTCAGCTATAGTGGCCGTATCATAAAAACTATTAAATGTTAATACACCTTGTGCCTGTGCAATAGGAAATTGTGCCTCCCAAAAGTTTTCTTGGTATTGTACAATATCATTTTTTACATAAGACTGAGCACCTGTAAAGTTCCCTGCAAATTTTGTCTTAACATTACTTGCCTGCGGAGCACCTACTACTAACCACTTACTATCTCTTGACAATGCAAGTCCTGTTCCAAACTTACCATCGCCTGTGTAAATGCCTGTTGGTGCATCTAATGTTTGTGCGTGTACGTATTGTCCACCATCGTTGGTTCTATTGTAAATGTAAACTTTATTAGATTCACTTGCACCTACAACTAATGTACTATTTCTTTCATCACAAGCAATTACTTTACCAAAGTTTGTGCTTGAATCTCCTGTTTCTACATTTGAAATAACTTGGTGTTGGCTGTGTACAGGATTATTTTTTATTACTAACCACTTGCTAGAACTGTCATCGTCTACCCAAATAGTTTCACCTACTTTTATTTCACTGTTTATAAGTTTTGTATTAGCCGCTTCTAAGTCTGCTACTCTAACACTTGTAAAGTATGTAACAAATCCTGTTGCAGGATCTACATCTGTTGTAGTTCCGTTTTCGCTACAGTAAACAGTATCTAACTCTGAACGTAATACTTTATAAAATCTTTCATTGTCAGTTACATCAACTAAACCTATAATATCATCTTTTACATACGTTGCTTGATTGTTTAGTTTTATTTCAACTTCGTCTGTAGTACTATTTTTTGTTAACTTAACAACTTTATCTTCGCTACGTAAATATTTAAATACGTCCCAAGTATTAGTTTTGTTTGTGCCTGACCAAACATAATCACCAATGTTAAGAGTAGTAATTGCAATATTTAAAATTGCATCATAGTTAGCTACCTGTGTTTTTACATCTGCAGGATTAACGTAACCTGCTGTTTGAATATAATCTACATCTTTGTACTTTGTAGGGAAAGGTTTATGATTATATCCATCTGGTTTTAAATAAGTTTCAAATGGTCTTTGTCTATATATTAAATCAGTTTCTGTTCCTGTTACGGATTCAACAAGTGCAACTGGTTGTGGACTTAATCTAAATTTAGCTTCATCAAGTTTATATTCTACTTCATCAAAAGATTGTGCCGCACCCATTTGCCCTAAACGTAAAGCCCATTCTTCATAAAACTCTACACTATCTTTATCTGTGTTTGATAAAGCATCGAACAATTTAGTTAAACTGTTTTGTGTTCCTTTATCTTGAATAAAGCCTTGGTAAAATTTGTATTGTGAAACATCATCATTAATAATGTTTTCTAAATACTTACGTTTTTGATAACCAATTAAATGCTGTGCAACTCTTTGTTGAGAAGTATCAAAGTTATCTGTATCTAAATCATAAAAATCTTCAAACTGTTTTGCTTTATAATCAAAGTTAGCCATTAAGCCTGGTTCTGGTCTTTTATTTAAACGTTCCCATTGTTTTGCATCAAAGTTTGCTGAACCTGGTATTTTAACTTTTGCAACATAATAAAATTCTTTGTATTTTACTGTGTCACCAACTGCATAATCTTGCCAATCTGACCATTCAGTAACTTCTGCATTATCAAATATAAATCCTGGAATGTTAAAGCCACCAGTCCAGTTATCTGTTCTGTAACCCATAACTTTTATTCTTGACTGACGATAGCCTGGCTCTAAGTCATATATGTAATCTTTGAATACAGTTGTATTGTCTAATAATACAACGTGTTCAGTTTGTACTAGCGGTAATTTAACACTAAAGATTCCGTCAGCAGTATTTTTAGTTGTAATTTCTATTCTATTATCGTTATCTCTATATACACTTGCAAAAGCAGGAATTAATTTTTTACCATCTGCTTTAAACAAATTATATCCATAAAAGTTATCAAAAATATCGTCAGCTACATGATACTTTTTGTAATAGCAAATTTTATTTGCGCCTGCACTTAAAGTAATAACACTATTTTCTGCCCAGTTCTGTGTAGTCCAGAACATAAATTCTTTAGCACTTAAACGCCAGTCTTCCACTTCTTGGATATCATTATTATAATTTTCAAAAACAAATCCTTGAGCTTTTAAATATCTTTCATAACCTAAAAGGAAATCAACTACTTGTTGAATAGTTTGAAACTGTGTTCCGTATGCAAGTTCTATAGGCTCGTCATTTATTCCTTCGTTCCATTGTCTATGGAATGTTGCTGTTCTACCTCCCTCTATAGGAAGTTCAGGAAGTCCAACAAATTTACTTTGATCAAAATTTTCTTCGGCTATGTGTTGTGTTTCTGTCATAAAGTAACGACCATTGAACTCAACAATTAGTCCTGGACTATAACTTTGTCCTGCTGTCCAAGTTACGAAGTCTTGGCTAACTCCGCCGACTCTTACTATTGGATCATCTGCTAAACGCACAGGTGTATAATATTTGAAGTATGGGTTATTGTAATTGTATCCCCTAATTACAAATCCTCCTGCAACTTTTTCAATGATAACACCACTGTAAGGAACAAGATCAATTACACTTGATTTGTTTAAAAATATTTGATAGTTTTCTTCAGGAACAAAAACGTTACCTTCGTTATAAGGAGTTCTTGAATCTAAAATAAGTTTGAATTTACTCTTGTCTGTAAATCCGCCAATCTTTAATCCTAGTTGGTTATTAATATTTTTTAGATCTGTTTGATATTGTTTGTAATATTTTACAGTTCTACTATTCATGTAGTCATGAACATAGTTTACAAGTCCTGATGTCTGTACACGAGTTTCGTCTGTAGAAGTATTTGGAAATACTAAATCTGCAAGTCTAAGTCTTTTATTAGTTTCAGTATAGATAACTTCTTTAGCAGGATTACGTTTGATTCTTGATCTATCATATCCTAATCCTAAAATTTTAGTAGGCTGATTTAACAACCATGCTATCATTAATGAAAAAGGATATTCTGAACTTCTTCGCCATGCTGTTTCTGTGGGTGCTTGATCACCAAACACAAAAGTCTGTTGTGTTCTATTACTAATATAATTTTTTGCATAGTTAGAATCTAAAGGACTTAATAAGTTACCTCCATCATCAACTGGAATATGCTTTGTAATATTTGTTCTAGCATATTTGCTGTTATAAGTTACAGGTTGATTAGGTATTCTATATGCACCTTTTTCTATATCCTGCCATAAAATTTTATTCTCACTTGTATAAGGTGCCGCACCATAAACTGTTTGCCACCAAGTTGGCTCTATGCTATAGCCTAAAATTTCCCAAGGGTGTGTATGCGGACGATCAGTATCATATGCTTCTTTGTATATTCCTCTCCAATAGCCTGCGTTTTGATTACCTGCTGGAGAACTAGTATTACTGTAATTAAATGTAAAGCTGTTAGTTCTTGACCAAAAACTGTTATCTGCATAGTCTGGTGAACCTACAGCATTATTCCATTCAATAAACTCTGGTAAAAGTGCCTTATCTCTTGCCCATCTCATGAATCCAGTATCTCTACTTTCTCCGCCAATGAACTCGTGAATATTAATCATAGTAGCATCATATTCTACTTTGATGTTGTTGTAAATTCTTTTTTCTAGTTCTAATAATAAATCATCTCTATAGTCATTGTATGCAACAAAGATACTTCCGTCATGTCCTTGAATAACTTTAGTTGGAACTTGATATGTTGTATCAGTAAATATTTCTGGTTTGAATTTAGGATACAAACCAAGTTTAGTAGGAGTTGCAGGAATATAACTTCCGTCAGTTGTATTGTATTCATAGATATCAATTACATCACCGACAACTTTTGTTTTAGTTATAGTTACAAATCCACTATAGTCTGCTTCAAATTTATAATCTGTACCGTGTATTAATTGCACACCATTTATATAAATGTTTACGGTTTTGTTTGACAGTTTTGTAAGGTCAAATGCTGTATTCAATGCGTAATACTGTGTGCTTGGATTTTCTACAACGTGTGTTGACTTCTTGGCACTTGTATAACCAAGCATATCACTGAAGTAGAATGGCATATCATTTGATTTGTCTTTATTAAGTTTCTCCATCACTTTATCAAAGTGAATTTTGTTTTGACCGTCAAACCCTAATGTATTTGCTGTTTGTAAAAATAATTTTCTAAACTTACCGTATTCTCTTTTAGCAAACTGTAATGCTTTTATAATATTTGCATCTTTACTTGTTATATGATAATTTGCTAAATTGAAAGGTCCACTGTGTTGTACGAATCTGTTACCGTATGCAGATAAGTTTCCTAAATCTCTTAAATTACCTGTGCCTGGAAAGTCACCTTTGAAATCATCACGCATTTCACAGATGCTTAACACATGATCATTAACTTCACCTAATGTAAATGAACTTACATTATTATTAAGTGGATTATGTTCCAAGTTTGATGCTATTTCGTAAACGCCGTTTGAATTTTTCTTTGTAGCACTTTTTGTTTTAATTACAAGTATATCATCTACTTTAAGATCTGTAACAAATGTTACAAATGCAGTTCCATTAATTCTATTAATGGTGTAGTCAACACCGTCCATCTTTCTTTTGCTGTTGACATAAACTCTTACCCATAGATCATTTAAATCTCCACTACGGTTGTAAACATCAATACCAAAGTCATTGTATTGTGTTGTTACAATATATTGACGTTCTACTAGCTGTTTGCTATCTTCATAGCCTTTAGTCCAACCAGATGTGTATGTAAATGTAGTTCTATCTGAGTATCTTCTTAAAAGACCAGTATCTGTTGTGCTTGTTACGTTTGCACCACTGTCATCTTGGTATGTAAATGTATCTTGTAGTAAGTTAAAATCAAAAACAATATCACCTGTATTTTCTAAAGCTCTATAAGTTAAAGGAAAACCTAATATAGGATCATTTGTTCCTGTGCCTTTCTTATATGAAAATAATTTTGTTCCAGCGAACGTACTATTATTATAAAGTGTTGTACTATTAAAACTATTACCTGCTTGATCGAACAAGTCAAACGTAGGAGATTGGTTAATTGCAGTTTTATCCTGTCCAGCTTTCCATTTGGTACCATCAAAGTACCACATCTTGCCCTTGTATTCTGTACCGTCATTAATCAATACTGTTTCATTTTCTAATGGATTAGTATCAGCTTCTTCTATTAAACTAATTTGTCTTATGTTTAGATGTGTAATAAATTTAACTTTAAAAATTTTACCTGCAACTCTTGTATCAGGATCAGCAGTAAATAAGATTCTCATTCCGTCTGCAACATCTACGCCATCAATGTTATATCCTATTGCACCTTCAATAGTTGAGAACACATCTGTTGTAAAAGAATCTAATAAGTCAACATTATCTTTTGCAAACGTACCAAAGTTCCAAAGTTTAAGATCTGATGCAAATTCAATAATTGGTCTTGCCGCTCTACCTGTTTGGTTAACATCGCTAGGCTGATTATTAATTGCCGCGATAGTTTCTAAAACATCTTTGTGGAACCACTTGTTGTACCTAGCCCATTGTGATTTACTAGGACTTGCTCTGTTTTGTACAACATAATCTTTATCTTTTGCCCAAGCATTAGCATTACTGAAAGGTGCTCTGTCAAAACTTTGACTGTCAAACGGAATAGCTTGGTTAGTGCTTACCGTACCAGGCACTTGAACGTCTTGTTCACTAATTAATCTAATAGAATCCCCAACACCCTCTACATACCAATTGCCTGTTGCATACTTCTCAGGTGTTACAATACCTTGGAAATCTACTTTCATACCATTTGACATTTCGTATCCGTTTGTCATTTTGTATGTTTTCTTACCTAGTATTTCTGCTTCTACATCTATTTCACTGTTTTCTAACACATCATAAATTTGTATTAAGCCACTTGCATTAATATCATTATTGTTAACATAATACAACGTGTCTGGTGCAAGTATGTCTACTGTAAATTCTATTATACCAACATCAGTATTATGTGTGCTGTCACTGATGCCTACACTATAATTGTATGAACTATCTAATGTTCTAGCTGTTCTAATTGACAACGGCATACCTGGAGTGTTTATATCAAACTTGTATGTTTGTCCTCTGTATAATTTTAACGTTGGATTAGATGTATTTCCTTCTGATGAAAATACGTATGCTTTGTTATCTAAGTTGTCTTGACTTGAAACTGTATAGGTACTTGTTATTCCTCTTGCTTGACCTACAACAGGAATAGCCAAAGGTCCATTTTCTAACCAATAGTAATCTCTAAAGTTTGTAAACTTATCCCAATCAATACTAGGATTCCAAGCATAATATTCTTGGCTGAACAACTTACTGTCATTTTCTACAGTACCGTTGAATGCTTTTATTTGATTTTTTAGATCGTTATAGTCTTTGTAAAAAGTAACGTTGTTTAATTCGTCCTTGATTACTGTCGCAGGTTCTAACTGATAGTTTTCTCTTTGTGTGGTAACGTCACTTACGTAATTATCAGATGCCTTACGTGCTTTTGATATTCTTCTACCAAAGTAAGAACTGATCTTTTCAGCAACACCTGGTTGTGTAAGTTGATCTAATGTACCTTGTAAAAACTTTTTGTTATGGGAAGTACGAAAATATCTTGGCAGGTGCTCTGCACTAGTCCTAGTACGTTTGCTTTCTTGTCCTGGAACCGGTAATGGATATTCGTTTTGATTATCATCATATGACATTAGTATCCACTCCCAGACGATCCGCCACCACCTGAACTAGAACTGCTTGAACTTGAACTTGAACTGCTTGTACTAGAACTGCTTGTATTTGAAACTGTTGCATTAGAATAACTTGATCCACTTGTAACACCGCTTGTTGTAGTTGTTGTACTTGTAACAACATTACCTGATGCTTTTAATTTACTTGCCGTAATTGCATCAATGATTGCTACGTCATCAACTGTTGCTCCGCTTATGAAAACTTCATCTGATTCAGACTTTATTTCATATAAACTTCCAAACCCTTGTGAGTCTTGTTTAGGAACAATTACAATGTTAACTAGATCAGGTGCAACTTGATTCATTACATAAGTAGCCATCTCTGAGAAATGAAAACTGTCACCGAAATCCCAGTTTTCTAAAGCAAAGTATTCGTTAACTGCACTAATTACTCTTGCTTTTATGTCGTTATCATTAACAACTTGATCTGGGTTCTTTACAATCTTTATATTAGCTTGTACTTGAGCATCAGCTTTTGCTCCAAATAAAACTTTATATTTTACTGGATGATAAATTACGTCATCACTGATAGACTTAATTTTATTAATCTCTGCTCCGTAGTTGTTAAACAAATTATCGCTACTTGGCGGTAATGGTTTAGTTGTAATTGTGCCATCTAAGTATTGTCTAAAGTTCGTGTCATAAGTTCTAGTTAACAAATAAGTGTCAATTATGTTACTTGAACTTGGATCAATTCTACTGTCATCGTCTGCAGAATGAACGTAATGGAATTTAAGTCCATCTCTACCTACGTATGCTTTGTAGTCTGTTGTTAATGCAAGTGTGCCTGCTGTTGAACTATAAATTTTAAACACACCTTCAGTTACAAGATAAAATACTTGTCCATCTGTGTATTGGCTTAATGCACCTACTACACTTTCACTTTGTTTTATTTGTACTGCATTTGAACTATTGTCCATATATTTGTAATCTTCAATACCATCAGACGTTGTATATTTCTTTTGGAAGATATATTTCGTTAATGGATTTGTAGTTTCATCAACAACTGTTACAAAAGTTTCTGGGTCATCAACAACACCATCGCTATCTGAATCATAAAAAGTTATTTCTACTTTTTTGCTATCAATATATCCGTCACCGTCCCTGTATTCCTTTGATATTTCCCAAGGATAAT